AATAATTGGCTCAGCTGTGCCGTATCGTACTTTCCATGAATTAGGAGTGATTGAGTGGGCAACATTAAAAACCTGCACTGTTTTAGATAATGTGGTGTTATTAGGCTGGGTCGTAGTAATACTAATAGGAGTAAAAAAGTCCATTGTCAAGGCTGCCACAGTTCCAGCGTTATAGTTATCCTGCTGAAGATCCAGCGTAAGTTCATCCACTCGAACAGTCGTGTCTTTACGAGAGGCAACAAAAGCATTGGCATAATCCAGAGCTTCTGCATCTGTTTCCATGAGTAATCCCGATTGGTTATAACTATGAGTAAAAAACTTAGCAATGGAAGCAGAATCTGAGGCTGTTTGGACTGTACCACCATTTCTCGTGATTGTCGCTAGGTTGTAGATCTGTGTATCATCAAAGACCCATTTAACATCAAAGTAGCCAATAGCTGTGCCATCATCTTTGAAAACTATTGAAGTGCCACCCACAGAGCCAACTGTGAGGTTACGATCTTGAAAAGCAACGCGACCTTGAGTATCCATGTAAAGTGCGCCGTACTCTGTCGTAGCAACTGTTTGTAAGGCCGCCAGAGCCGTTCTCTGGGTCGATGGGTCTGCTTGGCAGGTAGTTACTCCAGTGTCTATGTCACGCAGCGCAGAAGGCCATTGAATCGTGTCTAGGATCTTGCCAATACGAGCACCTGTAGTTTCACCTGCAACTGCTCCAGTGACTCCGAAGAACTGAGCGTTCTGGAATAAACGGAAGCCATCTACAGCTGTAACTGTGGTGTACACGATGTCACCATCGAACTTAGGAGTATTGGTGTTATACCCAGTTATGTAGCCAGAAAAGATAGGGTAATTAGTTCCCGAATAAGTCGCACTTATCGTCATCTTACGCATCGGGTTTAGGTAATTATAATAAGGCGATGCTGGATTTTGTGGGTTGAAATTACCATTTTGATCTAAAATACGGACAGAAGCTGTACCTGTCTGAAATTGCTCAGATGAGATGTTACGGCCTCGATTAGTCTGAATACTGTCTAAAAGATTAGATACATCAACAACAAGACTTGATGAAGAATCAGATAAAACATCTGCGCCATCCAAAACAGAATCATCCAAAATAAACGGATAGCCAAAACTTGCTCCTGTAGAGAAATCAATGGTTACGTTGAGGGTAGGTCTGGTCACAATGCCCCAGCTTGAGTAAGAGAACTTCCTTGTCGGTTAATCTTAATTATTGCATCTTGAACAAGGTTAGTAAGTTCATCTGGGTTAGCAATGGTGTTTGCTTGAATGGTAATGTTAATGTCACGAGAGCCAACTCCAAAACCTGCTGGATTTGGTGCAATGTATTCCCTAAGGTTAGATCCAATAACTGAAACAAGTCCACCCAAAAGTTCTGTATTCAGATTTGTAGCAGCAATGCTTGAAGGAGTCTGCATGCCATAAAGACCATTGCCGACATTGTTTGGGTATTGGTTAGCGGCTGCACTTGTGCCTGCGCTGTAGCCCGCGGCTGGTGTAGTTTTAGAGCCAGTAGATGCGAGGTTAATAAGGCCAAGAAGTCGCAGGGCTTCATTAAGATTATCTAGGTTAATCAGATCCTTAGGCTTCAATGTGTCAAGGATAGATTTAATGTCTAAAAGTTTTATGCTTTGACCTTGAAGAGATCCAAGAATCTTCATGTCCTCATCGAGTCTTTTAGTTGCAGCTTCAATAGCTGTTTGATCCTGAGCAGCAATAGCATCTTCAAGTGCAAGGATGTCTTGCTTTATCTTTAGTCGAGCTGTGTCATTAGCAATCTGAAGAATTTGTGCTCCAGTTGTTGCCTTGCCAAGTTGTTCAGCTTGATTGGTTAATGCTGCTGCAATTTGGATCTTATCCATGTCAAAAATGCCAGATGCTAGCCCTAGTGCAGCGTTAGCCTTTTCAATGGCAGCCTTTAATTTATCTGTGGAAAGTTGCTTATTTTTAAGTGCTAAAAGTTCTTTGTTGCGTTTTACTGCTGCTGCTTCTAACTTAGCCAAAAGTTCTTGTTGTCGCTTTTGGGAGACAGTCAGTTTGACTTCTTCCTTCTTCTGAGTTGTTTGCATGTTCACGCCAGCAGCTTTACCTGCAAAGCCACTAAAGATCGACTTAGGAAGATTCTTCAAGTTGTTAATCAAAGTAGGAATAGCTCCTACTGTTCGACCAATAGCGCGTTCAACATTAGCAACGGCTTTTGCTACAGTTTCAATGGCAGTTGCAGCATCCTTAGCATCTGTGCCACCTCCAAGAAGGGCAAAGGCATCGACTAAACCGCCACCGATGATCTCTGAAGCATTTTGGCTTGCAACACTAAGAACATCAAACTTATAAGAAGTAGTAGTCAAGTAATCTTGAGCAGCTCCTGCTGATCGCTGTAAAAGAACATCGAGAATGTCTGCAAATGACTTAGAACTAAGTTCAGCCTTTGTAAGTCCTGTGTTGTATTTAGACAAGCCTTTAGTTATTCCTACATAACCTTTTGCAAGGTCTGAAGATACTGTGGCTAAGTCAATGCCAGAAGCTCGGCTAATTGTTAACGCATCATTAAGAAGTTTCTGAGACTGAACGAGTGATCCAGTAGTGGTCAATAAACCCTGAAACGCTGGACGCAATACATCATCTGCAACGCCAGCCGTCTTTTCAAGATTAGCAATAAAGGTAGCAATTTGAGGGTTAGCAAAACCAATGCCAAGATTCTCAACTGCACCCGCTAAACGTTTGGCTGCTGCTTCATCTGCTGCAAAGGCTTTAGCTGAGGCTTTGCCATAAGCAATAACTGCTTGAGTTCCGTAAGCAATACCTAGAGCACCTGCTAGTTTTTTGACACTTTTGGTTAGGCTGAAAGTTGAATTTTCAGCTTGTCTAAAGGCTGGCTTTCCAACGAATTGGGCGGCTATGTCAATTCTTACATCTGCTGCCATTATTTCACCTTAACTGCTTCGTAGAACTTATTTCTGGAGTTTTCAATAGCATGGATAACAGCTGCGTTAGTTTTGCCACCATCTTCTGCCCAAGCGCGAAAGATTGCTCGACCTTTCATCTTGCGTGATGCTCGACCTGATTGACCTTCTACGCGGCGATAAGCATTTTTAATTTCACCTGTTGCATTAAGAGCATCTATGAATTGTTGCCCTGCGTAAGGGTTATTGCTCATGGACTGATTCTTAGTTCCAGAACGGATCATCTTGCCAAAGTTTTCATGTCGTGGAGCAACTACCTCTCGCAATGGAGCTTGAGGTCTGCCTTGTGGATTAAGGCGTCCAGCAGTCTCGTAGATCGCTCCAGATGCAGACTTATTGGCAATACTGGCTAAAGAACGAAAACCGCTGCGATTAACTTTAGATGGTGTTGTCTTATACCCAATGCCACGCTTTGCTTCAGCTGATGACCATTGGACTCTAGACCATGCTCCATTGCCTTGATTAGCCCAGCCACTAAGTGGTGAGTTAGAAGGAATGAAGCCTCTAGCCTTTTGAGTCACTGGCTTAAGAAGTGAACCTAATTCTTTTTGTGTTTCCTTAGCAAGATCTGGAGTAAATTGACGAAGAGCCTTACGAAGTTCAATTCCGCCTTTTACTTCTGTTGGCATCTTGAGTCTCCTTCGCTTCATCCTTGAGCCCTTGCACAAGTGCTTCGAGCATTACTTTATCTAGATCTAATAAGTGCTGTGGCGAGATCCCTAACCTAATGCTCAAGCGAGCGATTAAGTAGGTGAATGGGAGATCTCGCTTTAAGCTAAAGGGTCTGAGTCCTCGACCGAAACACTTTTCAATGTCTCGATGAAGTCAATCCCGAAAGGCTTAACAGATTCACCTGCTCTGCGTGTAACTTCCCATGCTAACCAATAGACATCGCTTTGCTTTTCTTCATCGCGGAACGCCTTATGGAAGCCCTTTTTAGCGTACTGCTCAAATGCGTATTCCACTGCTGGAGTGATTTCGCCTTCTAGTACGCTTCCATCTGTACGAACTATCTTTAGTTTTGCCATGAGTTTTGCCCCTTTGTTTAATTGTTTAGAATGAACCTGTTGTTGCTACTGCAACTGTTGAGTTAGCTGTGAAAGTGATTGACTGTGTGCCAACATCTCCAACTGCTCCGTTGATGTCAGTTGTATTGTTCACTAGCAATGAGACAGTGTACAGAGGGTTAGTAGCAGATACTGCTGTTCCCTTTGTCTGTAGGAATACTGCTGTGACAGTTGTTCCCCATGCTGCCTGAAGTGTTGCTAGAACATTTGCTGACGCTGTGTCATTTAGGAAATCGATAGTCACAGATGATGACTCTAGACCCTTAACGAACTTGTGTGCTGAGTCACCCATTGCTGTTAC